TGTTTCTAATTCAAAGTTACTGATTAACCACATAGTAGCTAATACTGCCATACCTGCCCAACCACCTACGAACCAGAACAATGCAATGGTTGGTAACGACATAGCGTAACCAGTCAACCAGCGATTGTGGTGCGATAAGAAAGGCTTACCTAGTCGCTCTAATCTTTGCTTCTCCATCATAAAGAGAAACTTAGATTGACCTAAGCCTGACAACGGGTAGTGCTTATAAAGGGTACGACCACGAGGAGATGTTGCTGGGTCATCTTGGTGTCCCAACTCTAAGTGATGATTATAGACATGCGCGTAACAGAAGTGTGCCTTACCACTTAAAGCCATCATTAGTCTAGCAATAGTAAAGGAGAACCCTTTGGTGTGTGCTAGCTCGTGACCGTAAATTATGCCGATACCAAGAAAGATACCTGCGGATAGAGTACAACCAATTAACTCAGTTAGTGATGCTGCTCCTGCCATAAACGCACTGACCTGAACGGCTAGGGCAATTTGTAGGCAGATAAATAGTGGGAGCATGACGTACATGACTGTATTTTGAAACCATGCTACTCCATTGGTTTCTCCATCATCATCAAAGCCTGCGCCCTTTGTTTGTGTTTTAACTAACGTGTCAACAATAATCGCTGCACCTAGCATAAAAACACCTAGCCACGACAATACACCTCCTTGAACCACTCCGTAGAGTGCCAAACTAATCGAGGCTGGTGCTAACAAGTAACGTAAGTTAATCAGTAGTTTCTTCATTTTTAATCCTTCTTATTTGTTACGCTTTACCTTTTTCATACCAGAAGGTTTTTTAGCGGAACTCATTTTTGATTTTTTCTTAGGTGGTCTTCCCACTTTAGAACCGTATGTACCTTTACCGTATGGCATTGAATCACCTCCTCTTAGTTATTTGCGATGTCTTCTTGTTTTAGCTGCAATCTTTTTAGGTTGCTTGCTATGCTGCTTACCTTTCTTTGTGTCTTCTCGTTTCTTACGAGTAGTAGCTGCATATTCTTTAGCGGATAAAGCCTGTCTAGCTGCTTTGGGTAAATATCGTTCACCTGTCTTGCTAGATTTCTTACCTGACTTTGTACCCCAATCTTGTTTAGTCCACTTCTTCAGGGACTTCTGTGGTTTCTTGAGAGCCATTACTTGTAGCCCCCACCTTTAGCTTTATATTCCTTAGCGAGCATCTGGGCTTTACGAGCAGACCATTGACCAGCCTTACCACCCTTAGTACCTGCTTTTATTTTATTGAACAGGTTTTTACGCATGGTAGGTTTGGTATAATTACCAGCTTTATTTACTGTTGACTTGGCTTTTTTAACAGCCATAGCACCCCTCTCTAATTAGATATATGAGTTTTTCTTCTTTTCTTCTTGTTTGTTTTCTTCCAAACCTTTCTTGTTTTCTTATTTTGCTTATTTTTTATTTCTTCTTCTCTTGTTACTAACATAGTATCTCATGCTTCGCATCAAACTTATATAATATTATAGCATATTTTTTTACAAAAGTCAAGAACTATTTACTACTTACGATAAACATACGATAAACAGCTACGAAAAAACTGTGGTGGTATTATCATACTTCGTATCGTTCTGTACGGTTCACACTTCGTGACAATCTGTCCATTTAATGTCCTAGACAAATAAATAATAACCAGTAATAAAAACAACAAGTTAGTTTACTTTCTTTTTTCGTTAGTTTCGCCAATTAAAATGCCCAAAAACCACCTATTTTGTATCTGGGAGGCTACCACAATAATCCTAACGGGGCTGTCCCCCCTCCCCTCCCCTCTGAGCCTACCTGAATAAATTTTTCTGGGGAGTTTGCCAGGGGGATTCCTAACAGTTTGCCAGGGAGCGACAGGAATATTCCTTGTTCGTTCTGTTCGCCTCCCAGGATTTGCAAGTGTGTGTATCGGTGTGGTAGCCACCTGTGTTTTGCAGGATAACCACCTATGTAATTTTGACGTGTGTTTACCATAAGGATTTGAATAGGGTACTAACACTAATAATATACTATTAGGGATTGTACCTTATTCGCTTACTAGTTATATCCACGATGGGGTATATAGTAAAATAATTATAATTAATGCTTGACAGTATAAATTGCCGTGTTACTATGAACCTACGATAACAAAACAACACAGGGTTAAAACAATGTTAGACATTACAAAAGAAAGTAGAGAGGACAAAATATGGTTTATTGTACACGAAAAGCTCGCGGAACGCGGCGCACTTTGTGGAAAAGAAAGGGATTATTGGCGTGACAGATTGACCGCTAAATATAATATAATGAGCCTTGAATATATAGATAGTATTTTTAAAGAGTATTTAAAATAGGAGATATAGAAAATGATTAAACTATCAAAAGCAAGTAAAATGCCTTGCCGCTCTTGGTCACTAGAAGCAATCAGCACGTGTCCAGCAAGTAAGGACAGCAATGGCGAACTCGTGCCAGCTTGCCAAGGCTGTTATGCCACTACGGGCAACTATCGCTTTCCTAATGTTAAAGCACCTAGACAGCACAATAAACAAGACTGGAAGCGCGCAGAATGGTCAGCGGATATGATTGCGGAACTAGACAATGATAGATATTTCCGCTGGTTTGATAGCGGTGATGTTTATACGCTTGGTTTAGCAGAAAAAATTCTAGAAGTTATGCAAGCTACGCCACACTGCAACCATTGGCTGCCAACACGTATGCATAAGTTTAGTAAGTTTAAAAACATATTGGCTAAAATGGAATCATTGCCTAATGTAGTTGTGCGCAAGTCTAGTGACAGCGTACACGGCGAGACAATAGACGGCTTGACAACTAGTACTATTATACCTACACCAGCACACGCCACTAGTGATATGACAGTGTGCGAAGCATATGACCGCGCTGGCAAGTGTGGAACATGTCGCGCTTGCTGGAATAAAGATATAAATACTATTGCATATCCAGCGCATGGGGTTAAAATGAAAAAAGTAATAAATCTAAAAGTCGCTAAGGTGGCTATAACTAAAAGGAGTTAAACATGGTTAAAATAGACTATAAAGAAAAGCAACAGCCAGAACAAATAGACGAGCCAATCTGGTTAGGTGTCATCATGGGCTTAGCATGGTTCGGGTTATCAGTGGCGGCAATTTACTTACTACTAGCCGTTGAAGCATTAATGAATTTATAAAGGGGAATAATATGAGTCATACACATAACGATATACACAAAGAACAAATATTCGAGCAAGCAAGCCGAGCATTAGACGATGGCGCAAGAGCAATTAATACTTTGCGCGACCTGGCTATTGCTGGTGATTTAGATATTTATGATTATATAGAATTCACAGAGGCATTGAGACTATGCTTAGATGGTCGCGTTAATGAGGTAGTTAATGGGGGTGATGATGATTGAGACAATATATTTAGGTTTTGCGCGTATGGTCGCTGAAAATAGCTTGCACCTGGCAGAACCGCGCAAGGAATTAGATTACTGTATTAAGCGCATTGATGATGCTTTACAATTGTCAAGCCATGAAAGGCGATGTATGATAGAAATATGCTTAAACCATATAAACAGAGTGAGGTATAACGACAATGAAAGATAGAATAGACGAATGGAATGACGAGTATCAAGACCAATTCATGACAACTTACGAGGTAAGAAAGATGACCGATGATATAAACGAAACATTAGAAGACGAGTTCCAAATCTGGATAGAAGAGGCAATAATTCCGCAGGAAGGTGACGATATACGCACCGACAGGCTGCGCGACATTGTTAGGCACATACATAACAAAGGCCATAGTAAGGTATCTTATGCCGAGCTTGGCGAGTATTTGTATTTGTTAGCACATGATGCGCTTGTATCTTATAACGACTACAGCCGACCACTATTGGAGCGTGATTAATGAATAATGACGACAAAGTAGTGCGCCCAAATCATTATCAACGCTGGGATATAGAGCCCATAACTTATGTAATGGTTAATGGGATGGAGTTCTGGCGCGGTAATATAATCAAGTACGCAAGCCGTGCAGGTTTCAAACAGTACGATGGATTATGCCAGGCGGATAGTGAACAAGTGGACTTGCTCAAGGTTATTCGCTATGCGCAGATGAGAATAAATCAATTACAACAAAAGGAAATCACGGAAGATGGCGGGCAATCCTAGATACTGGGCAGAAGTTGAGATAGATAACGGGGTTATCGTGGAGTTTAAAGACCGCCATCAGTCACGCAAATTAGCTTTTCAACACGCTGTGAGTGAAATGCAGCCTCTTGGTGAAAGGTGGCGCATATTTGTGTACGAGTGTAAAAACCTGTATATTGAGTATTTAGTAACCAATGGTGAACCGATAAAAGTAAATAACATAAACGAGGTATACTAATATGGCACAAGATGACTATGGCAATGAATTGCTAGATGAGCAAAGCCGTGATGAGTACCAGTTACAGTGGTGTATGGCTGAAGCTGAAGACTATATTGAGCGACACGGCCTGGAAAAATTTCTGTCTGAACTACGCAAGAGGCTAGAACAATGAGCGATAAACAAAAAGTCGTAAGTTTTTCAGGTGGCAGAACCAGCGCATATTTATCGTACCTAATGAAAAAAATGCATGCTGATGATGTGCACTTTGTATTCATGGATACGGGTTTTGAGCACCCCAAAACTTACGAATTCGTTAGAAAAGTAAATAGCGAATTTAAACTAAACCTTATATGCTTGAGAACCGACTTTGACACCCCATTGGGCGAAGGCAATAAGTACATAGTGGTTGATATTGATGACATTTGTTTAGACATGAAACCGTTTAAAGACATGATGCAAAAGTATGGCGTTCCGTATATAGGCGGTATGTTTTGTACTGATAGAATGAAACTAGTGCCTTTTAAAAAATACTGTAATGAAAAATACGGAAAGGGTAACTACGAAACATGGCTAGGTATAAGAGCAGATGAACCCAAAAGAATTAACAAGACAAGTGGTTTTAAATATTTAGCTGATATAAGCGAATTTGAAAAAGATGACATACTAGACTTTTGGAAAAGCCAAAGTTTTGATTTAGGTTTGCCAGAATATTTGGGTAATTGTGTGTTTTGTCCTAAAAAATCAAATTTAAAGTTGGCAGCAGCACATAAAGATGAGCCATTAATCTATAAACAATTCATTACTGCGCTCAATTCTGACTCGGTTCGTAATGACAACAAAACGGGACACTGGTCTAAAATGTATCGTGGTTCGCAGTCACTTGAACAATTAATAAAAACTTTTGATGGCTTGTCAGACAGCGAAATAAAAACTAGAATAAGGGGTAGTAAAGCAGAAGATACAGGTTCTTGTTCAGAGTCCTGTGAAATTTTTGGAGATATAAACAATGAATGATGATGATACTACAATGACCGATGA